GTGAATTAAAAGCACTAGCTTGAATAGCATACATATTGTTAAAATTTGGATTAAAAACAATATATCCTGATCCATCTGCATTAACAGGAACAGATCCTTCAGCATAAGCAGCTTGCAATGAAGTATTACGATATGTGTCATAACCCCAAGCCATGGGTGAATTTCTGAAAGAATCACTTTTAATTTTATTGTATCTCTCTTTAAAACTCTTCTCATGATTGGAAGCTAACAATGGTTTCAATTTCTTGATCTCATGTTGGTGAGTAGTTAAGGCTTCTTTATGTAATTTATGTTCTCTATGCAAATCTTTAGCCAGTTTAAGTGCCTGTAAAGCAAGAGGATGATCGTGCTTCTCTTTCTTATGATCATGATTCATCATTTGTTGAGCAAGTTCTTGAGCGGAAGAGGAATGATTAGAGTTAAGTGCTTTCAAGGAAGGTGATTGTAATTTATAATCACTTCCTGCAGATTGCTTAGGGAGGAGATCCTTTGGTCCTGGATTCTTTGATCCATTTTTACGAGCGAGCGGATTAGACATCGTACTATAGCTTCTTTTAAGAGATAACTTGCGATCAAAAGAATTAAATGATAACAAATGGTCAGAGATAAAGTCAGTAAAGAGAATTGCAGATCCAGTTTGATAAGAAAAATTAAATTGGGTTGGAAAAAGTTTCTGTAGAGAAACTTTATTTTGGGTTTTATTCTTATCTGCAGAGCCCTTTTCAAATCCAAACCATAAAAAATCCAAATCTTCATAAGTATGTCTTTGAGACATAACTTGTGAATAAGGTAATAATTGATCCAAATTTCCTTCAGCAAGCATATCAGTATTATGTTTCGATAAAACATATGAATACAAATTCTCTAAAATCTTCCTCTCTTTTACAAAAGGGTAAAATAGAGTTAAAGCACTTGATATTTTAACACAACACAAACGCCAAGAACGCATTTTGAAGTTATAAGTAATAGAAGCTAAAACTTTGTCAAAATTACATTTAGGGATCATACAACCTGATCCAACATGTAGAACTGTATTACTATTCAAATATTTAGATTCAAAAAGATGACTACCAGGGGGTGACTCATGCGTGAATGTGAAAGCAATCTTCTTACCATTTTCAACCATATCGTCCCAAACTTCATCATGTTGTGCTGCTTGATCATCACCACACATAAGGGCCGGATAATCTTCAAAACATTTGGAAAGATCATATTCAATTTTCTTTTTATTAAAATGTTGTAAAAGATTAAACATCGCAGTTATAATTGTAGCAATAGTAGCATCATGAAGAGTCGTAAAAACCCCAGATGCATTGCTTCCAAAGACAATACACAAATAACCATCAACATCAATTACGAATTTAATCTTCATAGTATCCAAATAATATAAAAAACCCAAATAAAATTCATGTTCTTTAGTAACAAAGCACATCCGCACTTCATAAATTAATTCAAATAAAATGGCTGTAATTGAA